ACAAAAGCAATTCTTCCATGGAATGTTGGCAGTTGGACTTTATTAGGAAGCGCTACAGGTTCTCCAATTTTTGAAAATGTATCTGCGAAAAATTGCTGCACGACAAATAAGATGTCCGATGCAGAATTAGAAAGTTACATTTTAGATTCAGACAACCAGGTGACAAATACAGTCAAAGCTCGCTTTGCTCACACAGCAGGAGGAAGATATTAAATGGCAGTCAGTTCGATCAATTTATTTCCAAAGAAAGTAAAAGATGGCTGGCGCTCTTTCTGGAGTCGCGGCGGCACAAACGAGTTTTACCCAGGAGGCGCTGACGATCAGCGCAGATTCGGTCGTGGTAAACTTGCTCGCGATATTGCAGAGATTATGAAAGAGAATCGGCACAAGATGCTTCTGGGCGATTCTCGGTACATCTATCAAGCATTCTCGACTGTATCTGGAGCGGTAAACCAGAAGGCGAATTATGTTTTCGGAAACTCATGGCGCTTAAAAAGTCATTCAGCAGATAAAGAATTTGCCAAAGCCGTCGAGGAAGACTTTCAGAAAATCGACCGCATGCTTGATACTCGCGGGCGAGGTTTTTCATTCCGCAAAAATGTATGGCTCGCATCAAAAACGATTGATGTCGATGGTGACTTTTTAATCCTTTTGACAGAGGATAAAGAAACAGGCTTTCCAAAGTTACAATTTATCGAATCGCATAGAATTGGCAACTGCGACGAAAAGCTCAATCAAGACAATTTAATTACAGACGGCCCTTACAGCGGGCGCCGCATTTACGCAGGTGTGATCGTTGATCCGCTGATGCAGCCAGTTGCGTTTCGCATCAAAGACGAATCAAAAGAGCGAGGCTATCAGGATGTGCCAGCAAATGGCGTCATTCATGTGGCAAACATTGAATGGTTCAGTCAAACTCGCGGCCAGCCCACAGTTGCTGCTGGCATTCTCGATTGGTACGATCTGAGCGAGACGCGAGACAGCGAGAAGATCAGCCAGAAAGTGAACAGCGCGCTTTCGCTCATTGAATCTAATGAGACTGGTACAGTTGACTCTGGCAACTTCGTTGTGAATCCTAATCCGGGAGGCGATGGAAGATTGCAGACTCAACTTTTTGATTCCGGGCTTATTCGCTACATTAAAAACGGTGGCAGCTTGCAGGCGCATACTTCTGCGCGCCCATCCGATCAGTGGCTTAACTTTACAAAGATGATTGAGTCATCTGCGTTTTACGCATTGGGCTGGAGACGCGAAATGCTTGATTCTTCAGCTATTGGAGGCGCCGGCGTTCGCGCTGTTGTGTCTGATGTTAACAAGTCTATACAAGCTCGCTGTGAGGACATTTACACGGCATGGCATCGCGCAGCGCTTTATGTAATCGCAAAGCGCGCTAAGATGGGGACTTATGATTTACCAGAGGACTGGTATAAAATATCATTTACAAAGCCGCCTCACTTTACAGTCGATGAGGGCCGAGTGCGCGCTGCTGATCTTAACGATCTGCGGGCTGGTCTGATTACAGAGGATGCTATCGTGCAGGCGCGCGGAGCAGACTACGAGACTGTTTTGAGAACGCGCGCTGCAAATATTAAGCTGAAGAAAGAAATTGCAGCAGAATTTGAAATCGATCCGATCGAACTGGGAACCATATCAAAACCGGGCGATTCGGAAGTACTAATACAAACAGAAACAGAAACTGAAGATGAAACACAAACCGGAGAATAACTGGTATGCAATGGAAACAACCAAGGACGCCGAGGGCAATGCGACCGCTTCTGCGGATGTTTTCATTTACGATGAAATCGGAGGATTTGGCGTCAGCGCACAATCCTTCATCGATGAACTCGACTCGCTCGGAGAAATCGAGCAAATCAACCTGCGCATCAACTCGCCAGGTGGATCAATAATCGAGGGCAATGTAATTTATAACGTGCTGAAGCGCCATGGCGCTAAAGTGGTTACTCATATCGACGGCATCGCTGCATCGATGGCATCTGTAATCGCAATGGCAGGCGATGAAATTCGCATGGCAGCAAATGCGTTTTTGATGATCCACAATCCTTGGACTGTATCAGTTGGTGACAGCGACCAACTTCGCAAGGACGCAGATCTGATGGACAAGATGAAACTTAACATCGTCAATGCTTATGGCCGCAGCGGATACTCCGGCGAAGAGCTTGTGCAGCTTATGGACGCAGAAACATGGCTGACTGCTGAGGAAGCACTTGCAGCAGAATTTATCGATGAGATCGAAGGTGGCATTGCAGCCGCAGCATCTATCGGTGACATGAATGCAGCGCTTGAGAAAATTGATAAAGCACTTCCGGTCGAGAAAATCGTCGCCAGCATTTCTGCTAAATACGACAAAGAGCTTGGCGAAATGAAAGAAGGCTTTGAATGCGAGATCAAAGAGTTGAACTCAGAGATCGAATCGAGCGCGAATCAGCTTGCTGAAAACGCAGTCGAGATCTCCGCATTGCAATCTGACAATCAAGCGCTTAACGTGCAAATTGAGCAAATGAGCGAGACTCATGACAAGGAACTTGCAGAAGCTAAGATGGCAGGTGCGGATCTGATTGCAGCAAAAGCGGCTGAAATTATGATGCAAAACACTGTCAATCCTGTTGCGACTGATAACGAGAACCATGTTGAAGTGTTCTCATCGACCGAAGCCTACTGGCAGGAATACAACAGCCAGGAGCCGGGCGAAAAGCATGCATGGCACATCGCTAACAAGCATCGACTTCCAGTTTAACCTCCAACATCAACAACCAAAAATAAAATAATATGGCAACAAATACCATCGCCGGTGCTAACCTAGCACAAATCGCGGAGGAATCACTTCCTGCGCTGACATCGTTGTTGCAGCCATTGTCGGCACTTGTCACTGACTTTTCCAGTGAAGTGTCCTCAGAGGGTGCATCAGTAACTACACGCTACGCCACCAAGCCAACTGCTGTTGACTTGTCCAGCGGCTACACTTCGCAGAATACAGCAATGACTGCGAAGACCGTAACTCTGGATACTTTCTACGGCTTTGTTTACGGCTTCAAAGACGTCGAGCGTTCTAAATCATCCATCCGTCTTAACGACCTGTTCCTGGAGCCTGCGCTTAATGCAATTGGCGACAAGATCTTCGGTGACGTTTGGAATCTCGTAACCGCTGCAAACTTTGCAACCAGCAGCACAATCACTGCGGCCAACTTTGACCGCGATGATCTGATCGACCTGGGTGCAACGCTTACAGCCACCAAGGGCGCACCAAAGAGCGGCCGCGCAGTGTTCATGAATCCAACCTACTATGGTTCGATCCTCAAGACTCTGAATGACGCAGAAATGCCTGGTGTTATCAGCGAAAAGACCGAAGGTGTCGCGCCTCGCGTCAACAAGTTCGACCTGTTCGAATCCGATCAGTGCGATGCAAACAGCGAGAATCTCGCTGCATTTGCTTTCCACCGCAGTTCGCTCCTGTTCGCAGGTCGTCGCGTGGATGCTGAAGGCTTCGTTGAAAATGGTGGCGAAATCGTTGACATCGAAGTTCCAGGCCTTGGTCTGCCACTTCAATGGCGCCGCTGGTACGACAAGAACGCCGGTGAGCTTAAATACTCACTTGGTCTGCTCTACGGCGTAGCCGCAGGACAAGACTTCGGTGTTCGCGTTACATCCGCTTAATCTTAACTGGCAGCCATCCTTATGGGTGGCTGCCTTTACTTTTTATTTATTATGCTAAAACCATCAGTCACGATCCATAAAAGCCCAGAGGGCGAATTAAAGGTTCTTGTATGCTCAGAAGATGCCAACGAGTGTTTAATCGCTTATAAGGGATGCACTGAGCCAGGCGAGGTCATTTACATTCGCAAAGGCTTTCTCGATAAGCGAAAAAAAGTAATCAAGCAAGACCAGCCAAAAGAGCCGGTCAAAAAGGTCGCTAAGAAAGCAGCGAAGAAAAAGGCGATCAATTAACATTGATTTCCGAGTAACACTAAAGCGTCATGGTCTAGGCTGTGGCGCTTTTTGCGTATTGCAAATACATACAAAACAAGACAATATCACAGCATGAGTAACTTTGATTCATTTATTGCGCGATCGATCGAAAAAACTGCTGGCATTATCGGAGAGCCATTTTTGATTCTGGGCTCCACAGTCAATGGCATTATGGAGGAGCTTGAAATGGATGTCGCTCGCGCTATTTACGGCGACACTGAAGAGGCGACCGCTGAAGTCGTTTTCCCGTCCGACGATTTGCCAAACAAGATTTATACAGGCATTAAAATTAAGCGCATCAGCGATGGAGCGCGCTTTAAGATATTATCATTTGATTCAAGCACCAAGCACTACACATTCAAAGTAAAGCGCATGGGCAAGGAAAGCCGTGGCGAATAAATCAAAAACTATAAAAATTGATGATGGCGTTTTTCAGTCAAAGATGCGCAAGATGGCGAAGCGCGCCAAGATTGATGAATACGAATTTATTAAAGAGCAGGGCGCTTTGTATGCTCGCGATATTGCAAAAGCTACACCGCCGATGGTTGGCGGTAAAATCAATCTAAGAAAAGCATCTATCGGAAGCGTTGCTGATCGGAAGCAGGGTGAATGGGCGATGTGGAATGATTTGCGTCAAATATTTGTCATACAAGAGCCGCAGGTCATACAATGGGCATTCGCTACATTTGGCAGAGGCAAAATTTACAAGGGAAGAACGCAGACAGGCGCCGGCATTGCATTATCAATAAATGAGATCCGTAGATTTCATCTTTTGAACATGCGCAACAATGGCAGGACGCGATCGCTGAAATATGAAGATCGCTTGTGGGTGTCCGAGAAGATTCTGGCTAAATATTT